TCCTCGTAGCGCAATCGCACGTGCTCGTCGCTGCCCTCAGGAGCGAAGCCGCGCCCCGACAACAGGTCGTAGGCTGCAATGATGGCCACCGCCCGGCGCAGGTCGTAATCCCACGCCGCGAGCGGCAGCCGGTAGCGCGCCTGGAGGTAGCTATCCGCCACGCGGCTGGCGGCCTCGAGGGCCTGGTTCTGTTCGGCGCTGGATATGCCGTTCAGCGCAGGCGCGCGCAGGGCCAGCCGGTAGAGATCGGAGAGGGTAGCGTAAGCCATACTGCGGTCGTTTCAATCCTCACTCGAGCTTTTACCCGAGTGCAGCTTCAACCTGTTCTATCTCGCGTTTGGTCAACCCAGCTTGCGTAGTGCGTAGATTGCTGAGGTTGGCCCGCACCGCCTCGAGGGTTGTAAGTCCGGCGGCCTCGAGTTTGGTGCGGGCGGGAAAGTCCTCCGGCAGAGGGGTTTCGGTCGCCTTTGAGGAGTCCTCCGGCAGAGGGGCTTGATCCGCTAATTCTTGACGTTCGCGCCAATGCCGCCGTAGTGCAGTGAGCCCCATCATTCCTCCTACTGAGTAATTAGCCGCACCACGCCGGCTTTGTCGCTGTTGGGCAAACGACCGTAACGATGGGCCACGTAGTAGATGTTTGTAGCCAGAATAGTAGAGTCGGCAAGAATATCGCGGTCGGTCTCAATAGTGGGAACGCGGTTGTACCACAGTGCCAGTGCGCCGCGCTTGATGAGGAGCGAGACGTATTTGACGGGGCTACCGGTGATAACGGGAACGCGATCAGAGACGATAAGGGGCAACCCTAGCACGCTGGGCAAACCCCCCCCCTGAGGGTCGGCAAACAACGGAAGTCCATTGGAATCCTTGACCTTGCGTAAATCCCTAGCAATCTTGGAATGCACCACAAACGCGGCTACGTCATTGTTGTCATCGCCCCACTTATACAGCGCATCCACAATGGCGTCGTAGCTAATGGTAGCGGTGGAAGCGTCATGATCAATAGCCCCCATACCTCCCGTGCCAGGTGCCCCTGCTTTACTGATCAAAGCGCTATCAAACTTGCGCCGAGCGCCCTCGATGATCTGACGGCTGGCCTCAGCGTAGGGGTCAGCGTACATGGCGGCCATCTGCGCCCAAGTCGTCATTTCGACCGCTTTTCCTGCCCGCTGCACGGTGCTGGTCTCACTGGTCATCGTCAGCGTAGCCGGAGTCAGCGCAACCCCCTCGGCTACATCGTCAAACTCCCCGATTGAACCAAAAAGCGGGACTTTTAGCGTATCACCACCCCGAGCAGACTCCGGCAGTGTTGACGACTCAACTACCGCAGCGGAGCCGTAGAGCGCAATACGGTTCGGCCATCCAGCGGCTACCGCATCGGCCAGGATTTCCGGAATTACTAGGTTGGAACGAGTAGTTGTAGGCATCGATGACCTCCTAATAGCCCAGCGCCTCTTTGCGCAGGCGACGGTACAGCTCTACGTTTTGCTGGTACAACTCCTGTTTTTCGCGAGCCGATAGCGTATTCCAGGAGAGATTTTTCTCTGCCGGCTCCTGGGCAGGCTCGGGGAGTATCCGAGGAGCCACCTGCAAAAATGCCTCGAGCGCTTCAACGCTCTGCTTCTCAGCCCAGGCCAGCATCGCCGGGGTGAGCTTGCCCTCCCGTTTGCCCTGCTCGAGCAGAGAGCGCTTGCGCTCGTTTACACGTTCGGCCTCCAGGGCGGCCAGGCGCTCCTGAACACGGGGCAGCTCCTCGGCGGCAGAGCGCCATGCCTGTACCACGGCCAGCGCCTCGTCGGCGCTGGTGCGCCCGGTTAGCGTGGTCAACTGACGCTCGAGGCCAGCGAGCCGGGCAATCATTGCTCCGGCTTCGGCCTCGGTGGCGTCCTCTCTGAGTCCTAACATCCGTACGATTTCTTGCATGCTGTTCCTCCTAACCACCAGCGGTTGCATCCGCTTAGTAGCCGGTATGTTGGTGAGCGCCAGATTGATCAGTTCCACAATCCGGCCTTCTTTGTCGGTGTAAAACGCCGGGCTGAAGTAGCGATATTCGCGCTTTGCGAGCAGTTCTTGAGCACGCTCAGTCCACTCCACGTTGATCGCCCACAGGCCATCCTCCCGCAGCTCGAGGTCGAACCAGCCCGCCGCCGGGACCGGGCCGTTGGTCACGGGCTCGAGCGCCTGATGCTCATAGTCAATCGAGAGCCGGTTGCCGTATTCCTTCCAGCGCTCGAGCACGCTTGCCGCGGCCTTGGAGTCGAACAGGAACATGCCCTGGGTGGTCTCCACCTGGCCGAAGGGGAAAATACGAAACTCCCTAGGGGGGACACCCTGGGGTAGCTCGAGGGTCAGTTTGTGCCGTTGCATAGATTATCCCCAGGCTTGCACCTGGGGCTCCTTGGGTAGAGTTTTCCTACTCTAGTGTTAGCTTAGCACAAAGCGGAATAGATTCCAAGGGGGCACGCTCAGATGGGCGGGGGTGGAGTAAAACCGAACTCTTTAGCCGCTCGGCGGATCTCTTGCAAAAGGCGGTTGAGGCGGGCTCGCTCCTCAGGAGTGTTGGGTTGGGCAGCTTTCAACAGATCATAAACCCTGGTCAGTTCCGATACCTCGCTCAGCCAATCCTGGTCGTCCCAGCCGTCCGGGTTATACAGCGCGTCACGAATGACGGCCCACCGGTTTTCCGCCCGTTCTAAAGGTCGGGCTGGGGTAGGGTTTTGAGCCAGGTGTGGTTGGGCCATAGCGTGATCGTCTTCAAAGACGAAGCGAGATATCCGGTTACCAGTGTACCATGTGTCAGATCGTAGACTACCACGATCCAGGGTTCGGCTTCGGGACCTAAATCATCCCCAGCTATTTCGCTTGGAGCTATGACCAGGGCCACCGGGCCTCGGGGCGGGGCATGCACAACCACGGCAGCCCCAGGGTGGACAGCCCCCCGACGCAGAATCTCCAGGTATCGCTCAGGAGACAGGTCGGAGCGGAACTGGCGGTCGATGACGGCGTGCCGAATCAGTTTTTGCAACAATCGGGGGGCCTCTTCCCCAAGAAAGGCTCGAACTTTGGGGTCTATGACCTTTGCGGGCTTTTGCGGGAACTCTCCCACCGCCACCAGCGCCAGTGCAAGGGGAGCATCGTTCTCCGCGGCCTTCTCTTCTCCCCGAGCGATGGCCGCCAGCCGAGCACGGAGCTCCCTTGCTCGACGTGCGTCCCGCGCAAACACTGCCCCCAACGCCCGGATGTAAGCCGCCCACAGCTGAGAATCGTAATCCCTGGGGTCAGGGCTCCACTCCCACGACCGGGGGGCATTGCCGAAGCCTTCTTGCGGAGATTCCTTTGGCAGCTGCTGGGTGATGCCTCTGGCCTGGGCCTGCTCTGAAGTGAGGCTGCGCACGCCGGAGCGGCAGTTGAAGTGCAAAGGGGGCCAGTTCGATCTCCACCACGGGTCGTCCGCCGGGCGCACGACCCCGTTGCGCTCTCGGCAAATGCTCGTAGTTCGGCTATCCAATACGGCGTCGTACATCCAGTAAGGGCGCTGCTCAATCACTTCCGGGCGGGTCATCTGCGTCCAGCGGCCCGAGGAGTAGGCCATCTGCACATTGGTGCGAAAAATCGTCTCGAGCCGCTGCCCATTCGGGCGGCCCCAGGCGGCCTCGAGCTTTCCCCTTACCTCCTTAGCCCACTCGGCATAGGGAATGCCCTCCTCCAGCGCCCGGCCCAGGCTGTCCCATACCTCGGCCAGCAGGTCTAGGGAAGCCACCCCGGCCACGGTGAAGGCCTTGCGCCTAGCCTGCTCCTGAAGAGCCTGCCACTCGTCTTTGGGAAGGGGCACCCGGGAGCGGAACCAGGCAATAGCCTCTTCGGGGTTGACCGGATTGGCGCTAACCTTCCACATCGGATCGCACCGCGTAGCGCCCGGCCAGGTCGGCCAGGATTAAGGCGTTTTCCATCAGCGTAGCCAGGTCGTCGGGGTTCAGGCTGGGGAATAGCTCAAGCAGCCGCGCGCGCAGTGCATCGTAACCCTCGGCCTGGTCTATGGCCTCGAGTACGCGGGCCAGGATGGGGCGCATTGATGTCGCTCCGGCCTCTCGCGCGTTGTCGGCCAGCCGGTCGGCGTAGAGCTGGCCTTGCACGAAGCCGCTGGAGGTGCGCACCTGGTCGCCCGAGGCCAGCCGCACCAGCCCGGCCTGGGGGGCCTGTAGGGGTACGTCGTAGCGCTCGAGCAGGGCCGGCACATCTACCGGGGCTCCAGCCTGGGCCAAAGCCGCCACGGCCTGGGCTAGCTTGCTGAGGGTGGCGGCGGCCTGCGCGGTATCCTCGGGCAAATCGGTATCCCAGCGCGGCCAGGGGGCCAGCCGAGCGTCGCCATAGTTGAACTCGGCCCAGTAGGCCAAAACCTGCTCGCGCATGGAGGTGGAGAGCCCCTCGGCGTCGGCCTCCAACAAATCCCGGCGCACTGCGTCGTGCACGCGGGCCGCGGCGAACGAACCACCCCGCACCTCGGTGGTGAGGTTCTGGCCCAGGATGGCCGTAGTCAGGGCGGTGTTGGCCCACTCGATGGCCGCCTGTTTGCTCTGCCACACATCCCCGGAGGGCGAGAGAATCTGCAGGCTGTAGCCCTCGGGCAGGGCGATGCCGGTGGAACTGCCCAGATCGGCTAGGTCACGGGCCAGCTGCTCGCGGGCCTCGGCGGTGGTGGGGCCACTGGCCTGGCCCACCCGCAGCGCCCCTACCTCGTTATCGCGCGCCCAATAGCGTATTGCATCATTTTTGACCAGCCACGGCACAGCCAGCGCGCGCCAGAGGCCATGGCTCCAGGGTCGCCGGGCACCGTAGGGAGTATAGAGCCACCAGGCACCGGGACGAGGCTCTACCGTCCCTCCCTCGCGGGTCTGCACCTGCCAGACGCCGCGCTGGAGGTCGTAGCGCAGGTTGCGCGGGTGCCAGACCTCGAGCACCGGCAACACCCGCCCGCTCTCGCCCTCCTGCCAGTCCAGCCGGGCCAGGCCCACCCCCAGCAGGAGCCCCCAGGCCACGAGTTGATATAGGGATTCTTCTGGGGCGAAGGCCCAGAAATCGGCCTCGAGGGCCCGCGTGATGGTGCGCCCCTCGCGGTTGTTGGGGGGCTCGAACGCGAGGGGCAGGCCCAGCAGCCCGCGTATACGGGTGCCCAGGGTGGCCTGGACGCGGTCGTCCGCCAGCGTGGCCTCCGCTAGCTCAGCGGCCAGGGAAAGGTTGCCCCCCTGGGCCAAGCGCCAGGCGGTGCCAAGGTCGGCAGGGGCCCACTCGGTGCGCCCCCACGCAGAGGGCTCGTTGACTAGTTGCGGTTGAGGTTTTGCCATATCTCCATCAGTTTCTTTCTCGCCAGGATGTACTGGATACGGGTGGGCCGCTCGGCGTGAAGAAAAGCAGCCAGATCGCGAGCCTCCTGGCTGCGCGCTTTAGCGGGAACATCAACCTCGAGGGCCGCGCGCAGCAGGGGTTGCACCCGGCTCCAGGGAATCTCCCACCGCTCCACCCGCAGCGCGTAGCAGCTCGCGCTGGAGAGGAAGGGCTGCTCGAGGCCGCTCCACTGGCTGGGAGCGCCCATCCGCCTCATTCGCGCCCGCAGGGCGGCGGCGAAGAGGAGAGCAACGTCGGCTCTTCCTCGCTGAGCTCGAGCGTGCAGAACTTGTGTCCGCAATTTTTGCAGTTGTAACGACGTTTCAGCGCTACGTCCGGCCATGTTCCCTCCAAACCCACACGCCCGCGCAGGCGAACCGCAACGCTCCCACAGCGCGGGCAGGGTACAGGGTAGAATTTGCCTAGTCTAGGCATAGTGTACCACAAACGGGAATCTATTCCCGCTCATCCCCACCTCGAGCGCACCCGAACCGAGATGTACTCCGGCGGCCCACCGCGCACCGTCCAGAGGGCCAGGGCTAGGCTCATCACGGTGTCGTCGTGGGCCCCACTGGGGGCCTCGTAGCTCACCCCGTAGGCGGTCTGGCGGGCCTGCAAGGCCCGTAACTCGGCCAGCAGGGTGGGCTCTGGGTAGAGGTGCAGGCGCTCTTCTGCTAGGGACAGCCGTAGCTCGTTGACGAGCTGCTGTTTGGACTGGGCGGTGAAGCGGAAGGGGTGCGTCTGCGGCCAGGCTCGACGGAGGCGCTCATACACCGGATCGCCCACTCCGGTGGCGTCTACCGTGAGCCGAGCCTGGTAGCGCTCGAGCACCCCCAGCACCCGCGCCTCGGTATAGCTCCACTCGCTTTGCCAGCGCTCTTGATGAACCAGGCGGTAGGGAAGCTCGGTCACGTCGAGGATGCTCAGGCTAGACCAGTCGGCCAGGCGGGCTAAGTCCAGTCCCGCCGCGTAAACCCGGCCGGTTCGGGGAGGTTCTGGCCCCTCCAGGACTGTCGCCCGCTGAATGAGCTCTTCCGGGATGGCCCCTCCGGCCTCGAGGAACTCCGCCAGGTACTCTTGCCGGAACGCCCAGTCGCCCAGGGCCCGGCGCTCGGCCTCGAGGAACTCCGAGCGGATGCGGGGAATGTCGTAAGCCGTTACCCGGATGCGCTGGCCCCGCTCCTCCGCCCAGGCCCGGTAGAACCAGCCCCGCATTCCGTAGGGGGTGGAGATAGCCACCAGCCGCCCCCCGGTGACGGCCAGCATGGGGCGGGCAGCCTGGTACAGCTCATCGGGAATCCAGGCCGCCTCGTCAAGCACCACCAGATGCGCCGAGTAACCGCGTATCCCCTCCTGTGCGCCAGGGAGCGCGATGACCCGGCTGCGGTTGGAAAGCTCGAGGCGCAGCGCGCTCTCGCCCGCCAGCGCGAGCCCGAGCTTGGTAGCCAGGGAGCGCACCTTAGCGGATAGCTCGGAGGATTGCCGCAGGGTGGGGGCGATGAGCAAAACCGTGCGCTCCGGCCAGGCGTAGGCCGCGTGGAGGGCCAGCGCCGCAGCCACCGTGGATTTCCCGGCCTGCCTCGAGGCCAGAATGTATAGCTCATTGCCCACCGAAAGCAAAGCCCGCTCCTGCCAGGGGTCGGGCTCGAGTCCAACCTGCTGGAGCAGGGCCACAGGCGATAAGGCCAGAGCCAGGTCAGTCGCGAGGTTCATCGAGCAACACCTTGGCCGCGGCGTGGGCGGCCTCTGGGTAAGGGCGCAGGGCCTCGAGGAGCCGCCCCCGGATGGTCAGCCACTCCGGGGAGGCCAGCACGTTGACCTGCACCTGGGGCCGTTCGTGTGCCAGTTCGCCCAGCAGGCGAGCCTCGAGCTCGAGCAGGCGGTGCAGGGTGTGGATAGCTGCAATAGCGTCGCGCCGCTGGCCCTCCTGCCGCGCCTCGGCCAGGATGCCAAGTGCTTCGCGGTTGAGGTCGCGCAGGCGCTCGAGGACGCTGCGGCCCGGTTCGATGACGCGGGCCTGGAGGGCTTGCCGTGCTGATGATTGCATGTGAGATACGTGGCGGCGTAACGAACGTTCGTTCGTGCCGTAATTCGGCGCAATTCGGCTTAATGGTTCTCCTCGAGCCACCGCCGCTTCGATTTCCTGCCGTTGCGGATGATTACAAATGCTGCACGGTCTGGCTATATTACACCTCCTCTAGGGCCATTAGCGCGTGCTCATGATTGCTTCTCTGTCAGCCCAAACCGCTCGGGGTACAGGTACGCCCACCATTCCCAGGGCGGCTCAGTAGCCTCTGCGCGTCCCTCTTGATAGCCCATCAGCCACTCGTACCCGTCGCGGGAGAGGGCGGGGTAGGGATTAGCCCGGAGGCCCTGCCCACACCGCCCGGCCATCCACCCCAGGCAAAACGCCGCCTCGCCCTCGGCCACCTCGAGCACGTCGGCGGGTGCGGGGGCGAGGGGGAACAGGGGTAGCTGCTCGGTCGCGATCATTTTTTCATCGTCTCCTATCCGGAAAACTCCTGTGCATTTTCTACTGATATTGATACCTCCTCATAATTGCCCCCGCCGCTCCCCAGGGGCTGGAAAACCCGTGTGCGAGTTTTTTATTGCTTTGGGGGTCGGCCCTCAGCATTTGGCGGTACCTCGCGGTTATCCCGCGGAAGGGTCTGAGGATATTTCTGTTTGCAAAAAGTCTTTTGCGTGCGCCAGGCTCATAGGAGCGGGTGGAGTGCCAGGGGTAGCCAGCCATTTCCTAATCGCTCTGAGAAAAACTGCCAGCGCCTCACCTGGATAGGTAAAATCTAAGCTTGAAACAAATTCCTTGATGACGTAACGGGTTGCCGCTTCTCCTTGCTGGATTCCCCGTGTGTAAGCTTTCCCAAAACTGGTTAGATGTGAGTAATTGTAACGAACGCCGTATGCATCTTGCTCTGAATCACACGAAAACTCTGGAATCAAAGCCCACAAAATGCCGGTAATGAATCCAGTGCGGTAGGCGAATTCAGCGTGGCTCAGATTACCCGGCATAGGAGCTTTCAGCATGGCATTTAGCTCGTCAAACAAACCATAGCTAACATCTTTATCAGTAAACCCGACTGTTAAACAATCCCACCAAGTCATGATTCCTCCCTTTGGGTTAGAGAAAAGAGGGGGTGGGGACTGTTTCATCTCCCCAACTCCTCCCGCAACTGCTCGATGGAGCGAATTACGTAGACTTCGGCTCCCTGGGCTCTGAGTTGATCGTGTACGGCCGATTGCTGCGGGCGTACCCGACCATTCGGGGTTTTGACCTCGATCCAGATGTGGCGGCCCCGTTTGATGGCGTAGAGGTCGGGGATCCCCTTGGTGAGCCACACGCTGCCGCCCCGGCTGGAGCCGAAGTAGGTCTCCAAAACCAGCCAGCCGGTGGCCCGTAGATAGTCCACGATCTGGCACTGGATGTGGCGTTCGGTGAAGCGGGGGAGGGTGGTCATCGCTTCCCCCCTGCCGGGCTAATGCAGGACCCCCCGGCCCTCCGAGGTCCCACAGGTGGAAGGGTGCCAGACACCAGATACGGGGGTTTTCCAAGCCAGCTTCCAGGGATCGGACCTGGATACTGTTGTCCGGGCGGGTTAGGGGCGCCCGGCGACCCCGATTGAGCCGGTACCTCAGGCGCGTCGCGCCTGCAAGGGTCGTGTTTGCATTGCGAAATTATCTCCTCTTTCATGCCGCCTCCCGATCACTCCAAACTAAGCCCCAGGTGCGACCGTTTTTTGCCAACCACAGCGCCCAGGGGTTCAGGTCTACCCAAAAATCCAACTGCCGCTGATCGCTGCCCTCGGGGTTGCGCAGGGCCACCTCCACCAGGTAGGCCCGCCAGGCCCAGGTCTCGCACTCTATAGTTAGCTCATCGCGCTTTTTGCGCCATTCATCGTCCAGCGCGTCCCAGCGCGCCGAGTAGCGATGGCGCTCGCGCTCACGATGAGCACCGGCCCAGCGCTCCAGCGCTCGCTCGCGCAGAGCTACGGCCTGCGAACGCTCCTGGGCCACCTTCTGCACCTGGGGCCACTGCTCGCCCAGGCCCCAGCGGACGAAGCCCTCCATGGCGTCGCTAAATAAGCACCAGAAGGCCCACTCAAGCCAGCCTGGGACATTTGGTTCGGCTTCCACCTCGAGCTTGGTGTGAAACGCCAGGGCGAACTCCATGCGGGCCCGTCGTGGGATATCCTCATCTGCGAGCGGCGTTTCACCGCGCAGAAGAGCCAGAATAGCTGTTTTTTCCCGTGTCAGATGCTCACGGTAACGGCCTGTAAATTCTTCCGCCGTTTTGCCCGATACCCTCAGACCGCCCTGTGTGTTGATCTCCAGCGTTACCCCCGCTTGCTGAGCCAGGGCAACGAGCTCTGATGCTGTCATAAGTCCACCTCCTGCCATATCTGCTGTTTGCCGGGCCACCTGTAGGCGTGAGGAGCCATACCCTCGCCCAGCAGAACCACGCCTCGCCGTGCTCGAGTCACAGCCACATACATCAACCGGTGCAGCGTGTCGGGATGGGCTCGGGCTGCCCGGCGCGTGTAGCCCGGCCAGATGTAAACCCAATCCGCCTCGCCACCTTTGACGCTATGGATAGTGCCCAGCCACACCCGCGCCCGGCCCTCGAGGACTGCCTGGGGATTGCGTAAAGCGACCATCAGCGCGTTACGCATCCCTCTGGGCGCGTTCCCCAGCAAGTGGTCGAGCAGCCAGCCGGCGTTGCGACCTATCGCGTGTTCGCGGTGGTTGGGGAGGAACTCCTGCCAGACGGGGTGGTCGTCTCCGATGGCTTCCTCATCGGGGAGGGCGTTGATGGCCTCGAGGGCGGGGGTTTTGTTCCCCCGCCCGAACACGTCAGCAACGACGTGTTTGGTCCAGGCCTTCAGGTCGCTCCCCACCCGCTTGGGGAAGAGGAAGCTGCGGGCCTTCTCCCAGGCCGCCTGACCTCCACGGGTAGCGGGGAAGAGGTTGAAGCTCGAGCGGTGCGGCGCGTAGGGATTCCCCCAGGGAATGCCGCGCTCGAGCAATTCATTCTTCAGCGGTTCCAGCAGGTAGCGAGCGGTGGCCAGGAAAAGCACGCTTTTCCCGCTCCCCTCGCGCTCCAGGGCGTGCTCCACCGCCCAGCGCGGGTTTTCCGGGCTGTCCGGCAGGTAAATCACCTCACCCCTCTCAGCCCTGGGGCTATAGCGCTTCTGAGCCCGACGAGAGATGCGCCCAACGATCTCCTCAGCCAGCGCCTGCACCATCGCCGGGACGCGATGGGACCGCGAGAGCACGATCTCTTCATGAGCCTGTGGGGCGAGAAACGAGTTACCGTTTGCCCCCATGAACTCGTAGATGGCCTGGTCGTCGTCCCCGATCAGGGCCATATAGCGCGTGCTGGCGGCCCAGTGCTCCACTAAAGCCAGTTGTAGCGGGCTGAGGTCCTGGGCCTCGTCCACATAGAGATAATCCACGCCCAGGCCAGGGCGCAGCAGGGCGGCCTCGAGCATCCCCGGAAAATCGATCACCCCCTCCTGGCGCATCCAGTCCCGCCAAAACTCCCAGAATCTGACGGCTTTCTCCGGCCACTGGGCCACCGGGGTGAGGGTGTTGCGTAAGTAC